TATTTAGTATCCATGTCTAACGTCTCGATTTGGTTGGGGTTATTTGGATCGGATACTTACTAGCCACGGTCCAACTGGATACTTTGTATACTGCTCACGCCAGAAACGGCTTGTCAAGTCTTTTTTTGTCTCAGTTGATTATAGGCCGTTTTTGACGTATCGTTCGAGGAGAGTCAGGACAATGAATCGCAGAGAGCGGCCTTCGCTTGCCGCCCTCCGCTTCACACGAATCCAGAGATCGTCTGGAATTTTACGCAGCAGGTACGTCACTGGCCTCGTATTCTCGCACGAAGTCGATCACGCGCTCGGACCAGCCATCGATGTGGACCCACGGTCCATAGCCGACACCATGTTGATAGGTCGCGACATTGATCAGGTACCCGCGCATCGTCGGATTCGGCACACGGTCGTGTGACTGCTCATCGGTGATCACGATCAACCGATCAAGCGGTTCCTGGTTCAATCGCTCAACCGACGCGCCAAGATACGTACTCAAATGCGGCTGCGACTTCTGAATCGTGTCAACTAGCGCGAGGCCAGCAAACGGCGGCACTTCCATGAGCTGTTCCGAGAACGTGAACACTCGCGGATATTCCGCGATAGCGGACACAAGTACGGCCAGTCCTGCCGCCGCATCAATGCGGTTCATCTCCGACTTCTCGGACAATGAATGATCCATCGAACCAGAGACATCCACGAGTACGCCCGTTCGTCCCGGCAATTTCGGTACGTCGTTCAGACAGCGCTGCATCGCGCCGTCTAGTTCTCGGACGAACTGCGGCGCGTGGCGCAGTGCGGCCACGAATCGGAACGGCAGTACCTTTCCGAAGCCACCAGCAAATCGCTCGCGCATCAGACCAGTGTCAACATTCGCGGCGATCATGTTGCGGAGATTGCGCAGAAACGCCAAGCCACCGATCTTCCGCTCACGCATCAATCGTTCAAACGTCTCGCGCTTATCGGCTCCCGACGAGAGTGCCACTTCCCACGTATCAGGCGATGGCAGCTCGCCAGCGATCAGCGTCTTCCATGTCGCAGACTGATCGGCAGAATCCGGCTTGCTGTGAACGATGCGGAGTACATCACGCAGCTTCACGGCATGAGCGCGGTCGTACTTCGCCAGCGTCTCGGCGTTGAACTTCCGAAACGCCTTCGCCAATCCACGCTTCGATCCGGCCGATACCGGCTGCCGCCCATCTTTCCAGTAGATCGCCAGGTATTCGGTCAACTCGTCAGGACGCTGAATGCAGCGCTCGAGTGCGGTCGATACCAGCGTGCCATTGCCCTTGATGCGTGCGAGTTCTCGGATCAGAAACAGCGGCATGTGCCGCAAGTACATTCGATCGCGACACTCGACAGCGAGCGCGGCCACATCGGCCGCCTTGCACTGCGCGATGAGCGCGGCGACACGCTCGGCCGGCTTGCCGCCCTTCTCGTAGAAGGAATCCTCAAACAAGAGCGCCGAGAGCGCAGACCGACGCAGTTCCAGCAATGGCGTGATGTGTCGAGCCGGAGCGCCTTCGTGTGTCTTGACTGGCGGAAGCAACGCGGAACGGTTGGTGCGCATCATCGCTCCTGAAAGGGCTGCGGGAAACAGCGAAAGCGGGTAACTGGGATTGAACCAGCAGCAGCCGAAGCTGCTCTAACCAGACGCACAAAGGCGCACCAGAGAAGTAACCGCCTCCTACACCACGCAGCGAGAGAAAACGCCGGGAAAGTTGGCGAGCCCGGTTCATCATTAGCAAGAAGTAACCGACCTCTACACCACGGCGTAATGATGATTATCCATAGCTAAGCCGATGATGTCAAGCGCTGAATGGCGTGTGAGTAGTAGGGCGTCATGTCTAGGCTTATCTCAGCGTTAGCGTACTCGCTTTATGCCGCCGAACAATCCGACCTTGTAGACCTCGCGCTCGGTGTGGTGTTCGTGCCTCACTTCGCGCGGAATCTGCTTCTCAAGCGATTCGCGCACGGCTCGCCCTGAATCGGCAATCGCCAGATTCGCAATGGCTTGCACGTCCAGCGCGGCCAGAATCTCTGCACCATGATCATCGATGAACTGCTGCGCGATTTTCTCGGCTACGATCTGAATCGCCTCTCTGACGATGCTCCCCTGCGCCACCGCGATCTCAGGCTCAGATAGATAGCCAGTCAGTCGATAGCCCTTATGCATCGGATCTGCTGATATGTCAATGTCCATAGCTATTCCTGTGAGTGTAGTAAGCGCGTCATGGGTTCATGTCCTGCTATGGGGGAGCGTGATCCAATCGATCACGCGCGTTTCCGTCGATCACTGACCACGACTACTTCTGGATCATGGAGCGTAACCACTCGACAATGTAGAGACGCGGTGCGAACCACACCATCAGCACGGCGTGGGTTTGCGCGATTGCAACCCCCGCCATCGCTATTCCGGCGAATCCGCCAAAGAACGAAGCTTCATTGTCACTTTCGACGCCCCATCGTGTGATGCGATAGCTGATGACCACGCCGACAATCAAGAGCACGAGGCATAGCGTTTCCCACGCTCGGCCAAAGACGATTTTCTCTTGCACAAGCGGCGGAATCTGACTACCAGCCCACATCGCCGCGTCCTGAGCCTTCGCTAATAGCTCGGCAAGTTGTTTCTGCAATTGCTCGTTCATGCGCGTTTTCTCCGGTCACTGACCACGACTCGAAAGCCTTTCTGCGCCGGCGCGACGGACCAGATCCCGCGGATCTTTCGCGTGCGTCTCGCGGCCTTGATTTCTCCGCCGAGCTTCACATCTCGATCCGCCGCTTTCATCAGCTCGCGGAACGCATACGCGGCACCACGGTAGTGATCTAGGCTCACGACTGTTTCGTCGCGTCGATGTCGACGGTTCGGAACATCGCGATCAAGTCTGCCTTGTACTGCGGCGTGAGTTCGCGGATCTCGGCAGCGAATTGCTGCAACGTCTGTCCGTCCTTGATGCCGAAGAATTTGCGGCAGGCCGAAATGAATGTCAGATGCTCCATAACCATTCTCCTTTACTGTGCGTGCTCCGTCTCCACCATGACCGGCGAGACGAGCCAGTCACCGATCGGAATCTTCATATGCGTGGCGGCACGCTCGAAGTGTGGACGGAATTCAAGTGTGCCTTCCGCGCCGCGTTGCGCGTCTCGCGCGATCCAGTAAATCACCGGATCAAGTCGAATCTCTTGGCGAATCCAGTCGTCAGAATTGTCTCCGACGTTGAACGTCACAAGGACCGGATAGTCCATCAGCGCTGCTCCTGCACTTCACGTTCACGCTTGCGCGCAAGGATCTCGTTCTCGATCGTGCAACGATTGCAGAACGTCTCATGCGGAAAACTCACGCGGTTGTGACAGCCCTTGGTCGAGCACGGCGGCATCCGGTAGTCGCCGGAGCAGGCCCCACACCAACCGCATGCTGCGCTACAGCGAACGCTCATGCCTTACCATTCTTTCTCGGCTTTCTCCATCGAGCGCGCGCGGCCTTCCGGGCAATATCGGATCGGCGTTTCCCTGAGAGCTTCTTCGCTCGCGCTTCTCCACCGCTGCGTCCGAGCGCACTGCGAAGTCGCTGGAGAATCGCCTGCAGTTCCTCACTGTCCATGTCCACATCACAAAGCCTAGCACAGGGCTGCTTACGGTGCAAGCTTGACATGCTTGCGGTAAGCATGTATGCTCGCTGCGGTGACTCACAGAGAACGTGCTGCCGCCGCGCTCGGTAAACCGCTTCCGGCTGGCGCAGAGGTGCATCACCACACCTATGACGGCCACAATAGTCAACTCGTCATCTGTCAGGACTCGGCCTATCACCATCTGCTACACAGCCGTATGCGACGGCTCGGTTATGGTCGACCAGTCCTGGCGAACCAATTCAATATCAGATTCAGCCCAGAAGAGGCGAAGGCGCTAAGAACGGCCGCAGCGAATGAATCAGACGGAAACGTCGCTGTGCTCATCAGGCGATGGATTCGGAGATGGCTTCGCAAGCGCGGACTGTTGAACGGAACCGGAAAGAGCAAGTAATGGCTGACGCTGAACTGCTCGCGTCCCTGAAAGAGCTGCGCGAGGCCGCCGCCGCGATGGGCCGCGTCATTGCCGAGCACGGCGACGATGAACTCGTGGACGAATTGATCGCGGAATTGGAGCGCTGTGGGATTGCTCACGGATTCGGCGCACGAGCCGACGCCGTGATCGCGAAAGCGGAAGGTGTCCAATGAACGTCACAGATGTCGCGTCCGTGCGTCGGTGGCAGGCCGAATTGAGCGCGAAGCACGCCTGCGTGGAGGCCGTGCGGTTCGCTGAGGGGTACGAGAGTTTCAAGGCCGCGTGGGATGCCTGTCCGCGCGGCGACTGGCTGCTCTGGTGGATCAGTAAGACGATTGCCGCAAAGCAGGGACCGGAGCGCCGGCGACTCGTGCGGGTGGCGTGTCAGTGTGCGCGACTCGCGTTGCTGTACGTGCAGGCGAGTGAGACGCGACCGCTGCGCGCGATTGAGACGGCCGAGCGGTGGGCGAACGGGGACGAGTCGGTCACGCTGGCTGAGGTGCGCGCCGCCTACGACGCCGCCGCCGACGCCGCGGCCGCCGCCTCCGCCGCCTCCTACGCCGCCTACTACGCCGCCTACGCCGCCGCCGCCGCCGCCGACGCCGCCGCCGACGCCGCCGTCGCCTACGCCGCCGCCGCCGCCGCCGCCGCCGCCGCCTACGCCGCCTACGCCGCCGCCGCCGCGCGCTCGCAGATGCTCGCGCGCTGCGCCGAGATTGTACGCGCGGAGTATCCCGATCCGCCGACGGCCAACAGTGCCGTGATCGCGAAAGCGGAAGGTGTCCAATGAACGTCACAGATGTCGCGTCCGTGCGTCGGTGGCAGGCCGAATTGAGCGCGAAGCACGCCTGCGTGGAGGCCGTGCGGTTCGCTGAGGGGTACGAGAGTTTCAAGGCCGCGTGGGATGCCTGTCCGCGCGGCGACTGGCTGCTCTGGTGGATCAGTAAGACGATTGCCGCAAAGCAGGGACCGGAGCGCCGGCGACTCGTGCGGGTGGCGTGTCAGTGTGCGCGACTCGCGTTGCCGTACGTGGAGGCTGGGGAGACGCGACCGCTGCGCGCGATTGAGATAGCCGAGCGGTGGGCGAACGGGGACGAGTCGGTCACGCTGGCTGAGGTGCGCGCCGCCTACGACGCCGCCGCCGACGCCGCGGCCGCCGCCGCCTCCTACGCCTCCTACGCCGCCTACTACGCCGCCTACGCCGCCGCCGCCGACGCCGCCGCCGCCTCCTACGCCGCCGCCGCCGCCGCCGACGCCGCCGCCGCCGACGCCGCCGCGCGCTCGCAGATGCTCGCCGCCGCCGCCGCCGCGCGCTCGCAGATGCTCGCGCGCTGTGTCGAGATTGTGCGCGCGGAGTATCCCGATCCGCCGACGGCCAACAGTGCCGTGATCGCGAAAGCGGAAGGTGTCCAATGAACGTCACAGATGTCGCGTCCGTGCGTCGGTGGCAGGCCGAATTGAGCGCGAAGCACGCCTGCGTGGAGGCCGTGCGGTTCGCTGAGGGGTACGAGAGTTTCAAGGCCGCGTGGGATGCCTGTCCGCGCGGCGACTGGCTGCTCTGGTGGATCAGTAAGACGATTGCCGCAAAGCAGGGACCGGAGCGCCGGCGACTCGTGCGGGTGGCGTGTCAGTGTGCGCGACTCGCGTTGCTGTACGTGCAGGCGAGTGAGACGCGACCGCTGCGCGCGATTGAGACGGCCGAGCGGTGGGCGAACGGGGACGAGTCGGTCACGCTGGCTGAGGTGCGCGCCGCCTACGACGCCGCCGCCGACGCCGCGGCCGCCGCCGCCTCCGCCGCCTCCTACGCCGCCTACGTCGCCGCCGCCTACGCCGCCTACGCCGCCGCCGCCGCCGCCGCCGCCGCCGCCTACGCCGCCTACGCCGCCGCCGCCGCCGCGCGCTCGCAGATGCTCGCGCGCTGCGCCGAGATTGTACGCGCGGAGTATCCCGATCCGCCGACGGCCAACAGTGCCGTGATCGCGAAAGCGGAAGGTAAGGCGTAATGCAAAAACCACACTGCGATTGCTGCGACCGTATCATTGTGGACTGGCCCAAGCAGTGCGCGCTGGTGACGATTGAGCGTGGCTTTAATTGCGAAGCTACGATCCGCGTCGACAAGCCCCAGCGTGACGATCTCGACCTTTGCGCGAGCTGTCTCTCCGATATAGCGTCGGCGCTTTACGAGAGCCTTCGCGCGCAAGCCATGAAAGGACAGCAGTAATGGCAACAGACACCGCTGATCTGAAGCAGCACGCGGCTGAGTCCGTCCGACGCTTCGCCTGTCAGAAGGTGTTGCGATCACGATTGGATCTGTTCTTGGCGTTGAACGAAGATCATCCGGCGAAGGCGAGCGATCATGTCCGGGATGCGTGGGCCGCAGGTACAGTGGAAGCGTTGCTCGTCGCGCTGACAGCGGAGAAGTGATGAAGGATGTTGATCTGGTCGCCATCACCTTACTCGCCGTGGCTGTGATCGTGGTCGTCATCTGTGCGACCGACATTGCTGCTAGTGCTTGGGAAGAAACTGAGATGTGCAACATTCTTCAGGCAGCGCAGGCGACCGATGGACTGAGCGCCTTGAAAAGCGTGGGCTATTGCCGTGGACGCTGACACCAAAGCCGCCTTAGCCGCTGAGAACACGAAGATGGAATCCGCCTTCGATCGCTGGCGCGAGCAAGAGATCAACCGATCATTGGTGTTGATGATCTGTTGCCCGCTCTGCGATTACATGACTGGCATCGCTACCCGATTGCCGTTTGGCATTGACAACGCGCGCGGTGCCCTCGTGTCGCATCTGTGTCGCAAGAGGCACAGCAAATCCAGGCAAGAGGCGCGAGCCTTGGCGAAGCAACAGCCAGCCATGCTCGTCGACTATAACTTCACGACCTGCACATATTGTCGCGGTTCAGTGCGAGAAAAGGAACAGCCATGATCGACGCCCTGAGCGCGGACACCCTCACCGCGATCCGACACCGGCATGAGGCTGATGAGCACGAAGAATGGTACGCGTCCTGTTGTCGATCTGGAATTAAGACACTCAAGGCGCATCGCGGGGTGTTGCTCGACGCCCTCACCCAACTCCAGCAGGAGAACGAACGTCTCACTCGGATGTTCAATGCCGCCACTGACGATTTTAGGGAAGCGCAACAAGAGTCAGAAACCGCAGAAGCCCGAGCCCTCCGCGCAGAAGAACTCCTCGACCAGATCGCGCAGTATGAGCAGGAGCAGCGGCGTCGGGGTGAGCGGCTGTGTCCGATGAATGTCACGCAGCCGATCGAAGGGTGGAACGCACTCGACTCGGCCACGCGCACACATGGAGCCGTGATCTTAGGAATTGCGGATGATCTCGAGGCCGTGCTCAGCCGTCGATCCGAGCCGTAACGCGCCATGAAGAAATCGCACGCGCGCCACCGATGGGCGGTTCAGATGCGGACGCGACGTGATCCGGAATGGACTGGTGCGCTCGGCGTCGGGTGGGTGTTTCCGAAGGTTGAGAAACCAGCGCACGTCGATTATTGGCCGGCGAGTTGGCGTACACGGCGCGAAGCCAGAATCGCGGCGCGACAGATGGCGGATCATGCGCACGGGCATTCGCCAGATTGGGAGTTCAGACCACTGCGGATCAAGATCGTTGTGGTGGAGCAGTACTAGCTAAGCGTTGCAGGAAGGCAGGAGCGCGCATGAAGGGACATCGCCCGTCGAAGGTTCCTTCTGGACCCAGGAGCAGGCGTATGCGGAAGAACGAGCGCGAAGCGAAGGCAATTCGACGGATCGAACGTCGATGCGACGAAGCAGATGCGAAGATTCTGCGGATTTTTCAGGAGACAATTCAATGGTTGGAACGGGAACGGCTGGAATATGCGATCGCGAAGCGTCGCAGATCCAAGGCGAAGTAGCCGATCCGTCATCTTCACAGCGCGCAAAACAGGAGCAGCGGGAGCCGTCTCATGTCAGAGAACAGTCTACCGACATGTCCACATTGCGGAATCCCGATTCCGCCAGCGAAACCGCCGATCACGCCGACGGTAGCCGCAAATCTTCCGGCATCGCAGATTCAGATCGACATCAGCACGTCGATTCCGAAGTAGGGAGCCCTGATCATGACGCCAACTGAAGGTAGTTTCTGGAGACGGATCGCCGATGGCGCGATCTACCAAGTCGATACCGCGCGGCTGGACAAGAGTACTGCGACCGGTGCGGCGCGCACTTTCGTGAAGGGCACGACTGATGACAGAGAAGCCGATGACCGCTGACATCGAGGGGGCCGGCCGCTAGATGACTATCAACCAAGCGATCGAAATGCTGACGGCGCTTCAAAAACGGCACGGCACGAACATCGATGTGTTCTTCGACTGTCCGCACTGCGGGACGAGTTTCGCGCCGAACAAGGTAGTCGCGGAGGCGATCCACATCACGCAGGAGAAAAAGTCTGATGACTGAACCCATCGAGGGGGGGCCGGCCGATGGGAGGACTTCTATCGGAAGCCGTGGCTCAGGGCTGTTAACCATCCGGATTATGGACCGATGTGGGCGGTATGGGCGTTTCGGACGGACGGCAGGTTTAATCACGGCCGAAATCCGTGCTTTCATCGTTCATGGAGAAGCGCCTTGGCGGATCTGTGTGATCGCACCTCGCGGGAGGTCTCGCATGGCTAACGAGGGGGCCGGCCGATCCGCCCTGCGAGCCCTCCTACTAAAAGAAGGCGTGACGCACATTCGACCCGGCGCGGTGGTGACGCACGACGATTGGTCGCCACGGTGTCCACTCTGTATCGAAGACCTCGACGCCGCGCTCGCCGAAGCACAGGAGCCTCAACCGACACTGCTTGAAGTACTGACGACGCTCAGAGAGCAGGGTTATCTCGGCCTTCCCCCAGACGATGCGCTGAAGCGCGTTGGGTTATCGAGATGAAGCATTTCTGTCCCATGTGTGGCGCACAGTGGAACGACGACAGATGCGCGTCATGTGGTTGGTTTGAAGGTAAGCAGACCAGATACACAAACGGCCCGCGTCGAGTGCTGATATCTATTCATCCTATAGGTAAAGCGCTGAAGCGAATTGCAACTACGATCCATCCTTGGGACCGCGAAGAATGAAGGTCGCATATGCCGATCCACCGTATCTTGGCTGCTGCGGTCTCTACGGACATCGGCACGATGACGGCTGCTGGAACGATGTAGCGACGCATCGGGCGTTGATTGACCGTCTGACACGAGAGTTTCCCGGCGGATGGGCGCTTTCGGCCAGCACGCCATCGCTGCGAACGTTGCTCCCGTTGTGCCCTGATGACGCGCGCGTCGCCAGCTGGTCGAAGTCATTCTGTGCGTTCAAGCGAGGCGTGCGTCCAGCGTTCGCGTGGGAGGCGGTGATTTTTCGCGGCGGCCGGAACAAGAACCATCCGCCACCCGTGAAGGGCGGAAAGCAAACGACGCCGAAAGACTTCATCGTTCACCCGATCACGCTGAGGAAGGGACTGACCGGAGCGAAGCCAGAGGCCGTCTGCGCGTGGATTCTTGACCTGCTGAACGTGCAAGCGGGAGACAAAGTTGTCGATCTATTTCCGGGGACTGGAATTATGGGCCGCGTGGCTGCGAAGCGCACGGCTATCGAAGGTGCCGTATGAAGAACGAACCAAACAAGATCGACGCCGCGCTCGTCGAAGCACAGGAGCCGCCGACTCAGTGGAGCGAGCCAGTCGTTCGTCGTCACGGAGCGACAGCGCATGTGGTTTACGACAGCCGGGCGGCAGCCGAAGCACAGGAGCCCACCCATGAACAAGCGAACTCGAAAACCGTGCGAGATTTGCCTGAAGCGACGGCAGCAAGCGATCCAACGGCTGAACGCCGCGATGATGGGTTTGGAGCGACAGATCAACCGTCGGAACGTCGCGCGAGCGATGAAGGCGTGTCGCGACTGGCTGGACAACGACCCGGACCACCAGATCTGCACCGATTAGTCGACGACCTTCTGAGTTCAGCGCGTTCCGGGTTGCTGTTTGGAAATTTCGACGAGCCTTTAGACGACGCGAGCCGACGAATCGTTCGGATTATTCATGCGAGAGTGGCCGAAGTAGCTGCGGGAGCCGAGGCCCGACCGCCCGACCCGCCACAGCCGTCGCTTGTACAGGTTTATCTCAGTCGAGAACTTTGCGCGTACCTCGATACACTGACCATCACCAGCGAGAACATCGGCGCGATTCGCCGCGCCTGCTTTGTGCCGTGGAACTCGGAGTGGAACGGCATCGTGCGAGACGAAACCGCCAAGCGTGAACAGAGCGACAGGGCCGACGCACGACCGGAGGAGCGCCGATGGGAAGACCTGACAGCAGACGAACAGGCGGCAGAAGCGGCTGAACGCGCGGCCGAAAGTAGCCGGAGCCGTGCGACCCCAACAGGAGAAAGATGATGCCGCACGATAAGCGTGGAACGGAACTCAAGGTTGGCGACACGGTGATGGTGCCGTGCATCGTGAAGGCCATCCACCTGACAGAAGATTACTGCAATGTGGACTTGCAGACGAAGCTCACGATGCCCCCAGCCGGAACAGTCACATTGTTGACGCTGAACTCACGGCAGACGATCAAACCAACAGCCACGCATCGGTTCATGGAATACGGAGCCGAAGGAAGATGACCGATGGAAGACACGACAGCCGAACGAATCAAACTGACGCGGGAAGCGGCGAGCCGGCGCTCCGCCAGCCGGAGACGCCGCAACCGCAGCTCGGCCAGATTGTCTATGTCATGCAGAATAGTCACGGTGCGATCATGGGCGCGACGTTGGACGAATCGTACGCTGAGGCGAACACGAAGTACGTGACGGCGTGCAAACTAGAAAGCCTTGCGGAGACGCCGCAACCAGCCGTCTATGCGCTCTTGCAGCAGCGACCGGGCCAGTGGATTCACTGGAAACGCTTTCAGCGATTCGCAGCGTGTGCCTGGCGGACACGGCTCAGCGATGCACGGAGGATCGCACGCGCAGACGGCGGAGAGATTGAGTGGAACCGGACGCCGCGGCGCAGTGCGTACCGCTATCTGCCGTACAAGCCGCTCGGACGCGATGCGGCAACGCAAATTCCGCGTTCATGGAACACAGATGGCCCGTTGACGCCTGAATTTAAGTTGACGCCACCAGGAAGCGATTGACTTTTCGTGCGGGGCTGTTTACTCTGTCGCGCGTCGGGCGGCGGCGGTGCGACGGCGCCAACGCCCGTAGCTCGTCGTTGCTAGCACAGCGACGAGGCCCGACGCTTTCACCTCAGCCTTGCTAGAGGACGAGCTTAGTGCCAACGTTTGAATATCCAAATGAAACCGCGCTCCTCGCGGCCGATGTTGTCTCCCTCGAACAGCAACTCCTAGACCTTCAACGCGATCTCCGCACGATGCGTGACATGCTGAGCATCGCGCTGGAAATGTGCGTTGAGCTCGCGCGCGAAGCCGCCATCCGTGAGGCGCGCTGGTGAGCACCGACGGATTCGAGGACGACCGACCCAAGCCAGTCGTCAAACTCCCGAGCGATTTTCTCCGGACGAAGCCGCGAAAGCCGGGCAGTGTCGTCGGATTTCAGCGTGAGTGGCGCGTCGTTGCTGGCGTCGGCTACGAACTCAAGATTCCAGACATCGCGGTCGAATTCACGCTGACGCGCGTCCGCGCACGCTTTGAGGAAGTGACCGGGCTGCTCACCGTGCGCGCGAAGTTCGCCGGCGCGAAAACCGTCGGAGATGCTGTGCTCTCGAGCGCGGACTTCAATCTTTCGAGTTTGCGCGCACGACAAGAGCGCGCGAAGCACCTGGACGAACGTGCGCTCGCGCCTGAGATCGACTGGCTTGGGCTGGTCGAAGAACTCTGCCATCGCGTGCTGGATCACGAGGAACGCGGCGAGCCAATCGTCCCGCTTCACCGCATTCAACCGCCAGAGGACGGATCGACTGACATGGAAGCCGGCGGCTTGCCGCTCTTGCGTCGGCTGCCGACGATCTGGTTCGGTGACGGCGGGTGCGGCAAAAGCTACCTCTCCCTCTACGCCGCGATCGATCTCGCACAGTTAGGCGAAAACGTGCTCTACTGCGATTGGGAATTTGCGGCAGACGATCACGCGCTGCGCCTCAGACAACTGCTCGGACCGTCACCCTCCATCCCGAATCTGTTCTACCGCCGCTGTAGTCGCCCGCTCACGCACGACGTCAACTTCCTGAAGCAATCGATACATGATTACCGAATCAGTTTTCTCGTTTGCGATTCCGTTGGTTTCGCGTGCGGCGGGGCGCCGGAAGAGTCAGATTCGGCGCTGAAGTATTTCGCAGCGGTGCGTGAACTCGGCTCGATTGGCAGTCTGCATATCGCGCATATCAGCAAGGCAGAACAAGGCGATCAAAAACCGTTCGGCTCGGTGTTTTGGTCGAACGGTGCGCGAAGTATCTGGTACGTCAAACGGTCAGAGACAGAGCCCTCCGACACTGGCGATTTCTCCGTCGGGATGGTCCATCGAAAGGCGAACACCGGCCGACTTCAGCGCGCACGAGCCCTCCGATTTAGCTTCCTGTCCGGCGAAGTACGGATCTTTCCGACGGACATCGGCAATCACGCGGACCTCTCTGAACATCTTCCGATCTGGCAACGCATCTCAGCGTGTTTAAAGCAGGGGCCAATGACCAGTGCGGCTCTCGCTCAGGAGATTGGCGCGAAGGAGACATCTGTGGCACGTATCCTCACGCGGCACAGTGGAGTGTTCACAAAGGTACTTTCCGCCGATGGTATCCATCGGTTCGGGTTAGTGAAAAGTGTATCGTAACCATACGGACAAATTGTCCGGACAGACTCGGACATGTCCGGACAGACAACACCCCCCCTTTAGGGGGTGTCTGTCCGTTGTCCTGTCCGTAAAAGACTAAAGAAAGGTTTATGTGGTAGAGAGTAATAATTACACACTGGAAGAAGTCGTCGGCAAAGCCCTTGAGCAGGAGCGGCGGCGCTGCGTTGGGATCGTGCTCGCGGAATACGCGACATGGAAGCTCTCAGGTGAGGAGCGGATCGCGCGTATCCTTGATGCGCTCGCGACGAAACTCGAGCATCCGGACAATATCGATGGCGACTCGCGCGGCTGAGGCGCGACGGGAGTGGTTGCCGCATCCACAGGACTAGGTGATGACTGTTCGTGAACCTGAAAACGTCGTGATTTACGTGCGAGACTCAGCGCAGTACGTCGAACAAGTAGATTATTTTACCCGCAAGTCGACTGGCCGGCCGATGCAATTTAGAGCCGTCTACTCAGCGAATGGATACACGCTTCAACCTTTACCGCCGGATCAATGGGTCGCTCACCCGACACGGCTAGATGTTGATACGTGGGCATTCTGATGACGAACTGGACTGAAGAACAACTCGCGCAACATCAAGCGAAACGGAAAGGGGTGATGCCTTCTGCCAGGACCTCCGATCTGGAATCCGGAGCAATCGCGCGGGGTGACGCATCCGCGCAGACAAACCACACGTCGAAGTATCGGAACGTGAAATGCGAATACCAAGGCGAGCACTTCGACAGCAAACACGAACTTGACGATTGGCTCGTCTTGAAAGCCCGGCAAGAACTTGGCGAGATTTCGGATCTGCAACGCCAAGTCAACTTTCCGCTCTACTGCCAGATTCGGTTCCGTGACACGACACTCGGCAGCACGCAAGTGTGTTCGTACATCGCGGATTTCGTGTACGTCGAAAACGGCCAGCGGATCGTGCAAGACTCGAAGGGTCATCGGACGCGCGAGTACTTGTTAAAACGGAAGTGGTTGGAACGGCAAGAGGGCATCGACATACGGGAGACGTGATGTCTGGACTCACACTGCGGGATTTACAGGTGAAACTCTTTGCGGACGGCGCGTCCCTCGGTGACATCGCGGCGCTCGCGAAGTGCGACCACATCGCAGGATTCACAACGAATCCGACGCTGATGCGGAAAGCCGGCGTGACGGCGTATCTGGATTTCGTCCGAACCGCGATCGGTTACGCGTGCGGGAAACCCATCTCGTTCGAAGTATTCGCGGACGACGAGTACCATATGGCGCTGCAAGCCGAGCGGTTAACACAACTCGGTAGCCAGGTGTACGTCAAGATTCCAGTCACTAACACGCAGGGCTCGTCGATGATTCCGCTCATGCGTCGGCTCTCATTGAGCGGCGTGAAGGTGAACGCGACTGCCGTGATGACGCGCTGGCAGATCCACGAGATTGTGGCCGCGCTGCGCGATCTCGCACCATCGATTGTGTCGGTCTTCGCCGGTCGCATCGCGGACACCGGCCGTGATCCGAGTCCCACCATCGCGACGGCGATCGTGGACAGTCGGATCTGTTCTAACGTGCAAGTGTTGTGGGCGAGCACGCGCGAGCTGTACAACATCATCCAAGCTGACGAACTCGGATGCGACATCATCACGGTCCCTGGTGACATCCTCAAGAAGTTGCCGATGCTCGGCAAAGATCTGGATGGGCTCTCGCGTGAGACGGTGCAGATGTTTTACGATGATGCCGTGCAAGCTGGCTACAGCATCGAGATCGAGGCACGTGCATGAAACGCGCGTTTCTCACCGGCGCAAACGGGTTCATCGGGCGTCATCTCGTCGCACGACTGCATCGCGAAGGGTGGGCCACGACGGTCTATGACCGGAAGCCGGCATCAACGGATGGGCAATGGGATACCTACGTCCAAGGCGATCTGTTCGACCTCTCGGCGCTTGAATTTGCGTTGTGCGAATCCGGTGCAACCATCGTGTTTCATCTCGCAGCGCTAGCCGATGTCAGGAATGCGCTGAAGCAACCGCGCGAGCAGTACCGACTGAACTTTGACGCGACGGCGCATGTCCTCGAGGCGATGCGCGCGGTCGGCGTGGACCGGATCGCGTTCACGTCCAGCGCCGTCGTGTACGGAGATGCGCGGCTATCTCCGATTACCGAACGCGGCGCGGAGTTTCCGCAGCAGACAAGCATTTACGGCGCGATGAAGCTCGCGAGCGAATCGTTAATCGCGGCCTATTGTCATGGCTACGGGATGACCGCCGACATCTACCGGCTCGTGTCCTTAACCGGGCCAGGGTATCGGCACGGCAACTTGATGGACTTCTACCAGCGGCTCAAAGCGAATCCGACATCCCTGACCATTCTCGGCAGCGGAAACCAAATCAAGTACTATATCGCGGTGGAAGACGTGATTGACGCGATGATCCGGACAACCGGCATGACGCATCGCGGCGCGGAATTGTGGAACGTCTCGCACGACCGTCCGAACACAATCCACGATTCCATCGATGCGGTTTGTGACGTGCTCGGGCTGCATCCGACGATTCAGTACGGCGACGATCCGTGGACAGGCGATCTGCCGGCACTCGTGTTGAATTGCACGAAGCTGCGACAAGTGGCGGGATGGGCACCGACGGTCACCATCGCGGACAGTATGCGCGCGACCGTGCGTGACTTCGTGGAGCGTGGATTATGACGGTCGGCGTCGTCGGCTTCGGGCACTTCGCGACCACTGTGGCGCTCTCGCTGACTTTGCGCCGGCATGAGGCAATTCAGTTCGATTTCGAACCGCATCTGATTCGTGAGTCCAAGGCCGTCGAACACTGGCCGAATGTGAGCGCACCGATCGCCGCCGATGTCTCGGCGCTTACCGGATGCGATCTCGTGTGGATTGCCTACGATACGCCGCTCAACGCGCAAGGTGTCGGACAAGCCACGCTCGTCGTGTCGCGCATCATCGACATCTGCGCGCATCTCGTGTCTGGTACGACCGTGTTGCTCTCATCGCAGTGGCCCGTCGGAACCACTAAACGGATCGCCGCACGGTTTCCGCAACTGACCCTCGCCTATGTGGTTGAAAATATTCGCGCTGGTCACGCCATCAGCGATTTCCTCCATCAGTCACGAACGGTAGTCGGAGTACCGCCGCAGACAGAAACATGGCGCATGGAACAGATCGAAGCGCTCTTACGCGATGTGACGAGAGAAGTCCAGTGGATGTCCGTCGAATCCGCCGAGATGTCGAAGCACGCGCTCAATGCGTTTCTCGCGCTACAGATTGCCTTTATTAACGAGATTGACATTCTCGGGGCGCAGCACGGAGCGGACGGGCAGGATGTCGCACGAGCGCTCCTGAGTGACGAGCGCGTCAGCCCGAAAGCGTATCTCAAACCTGGCACGCCATTCGGCGGAGGGTCACTGCAACGGGATGTGATCACGCTCAATGAGCTTGCGGCAACCGCCCACATCAGGACGCCGATTCTGTCGGCCATCATTCCGAGCAACGATGCACATCGTTAGATCACCGCTCCGAATCACGCTCGGCGGTGGGGGCACGGATCGCCCGTCGTTTGTGCGCGAGCATGGCGGCTTCTGCCTCACGGCCGCGATCGACAAATACGTGTACGTCTCCGCGCTGCGGCCGTTTCTGCCTGGGGTGTACCTGAAATACTCAGAACTTGAACACGGCGTGCCGCGCGTGAGCGATGTCCGGCATCCGATCTTCCGAGAAGTCTTGAAACACTTCAACGTCGAGCCACAGATCGAACTCACAGCGCTCGCGGATATTCCCGCTGGTACAGGACTCGGTTCATCAAGTAGTTTCACGACGGCGCTGATCAAAGCACTGGCTGTCCACGAACGACGGATGTTGTCGCCAGCGGCGCTCGCAGAGCTGGCCTGCACGATTGAGATCGATCGGCTCGGCGCTCCGATCGGCAAGCAGGACCAGTACGCAGCAGCGTTCGGCGGGGTGTGTAGCCTGCAATTCAGTCCGGACGGATCGGTAGACGCCGACGCAGTGCCGATGTCGGCGTGCGCGATGCACACGCTTGAGGATGGCTTACTCCTGTTCTACACCGGCCTCACGCGGTCTGCGAATGCGGTCCTGTCCAAGCCGTCAGCCGACATGAACCTGACGCGCGTCAAAGAACTCGGCTTACGGAGTCGCGACGCCTTGGTCGCGGGCAACATCTACGAATTCGGTCGGCTGATGCACTTGCACTGGAGCGAAAAACAGGCCCGCGGCCTCAGCACACCAGAGATCGATCACTGGTACCACGAAGCGATGGCGCACGGCGCGATCGGCGGGAAGCTCGTCGGCGCGGGTGGCGGCGGCTGCTTGCTGTTCTACACGGAGGATCCGAAAGAACTTCGCTACGGCATGGCTCAACTCGGATTACCGGAAGTGCGGTTTCGATTCGATTTCGAAGGGACGCGCGTCATCACATGATGCCGGTCGCGATTTTGTGCGGCGGGAAAGGCACGCGGCTCGCGCCCTTGACAGACCATCTGCCGAAATCACTGGTGGATGTCTGCGGCCAGCCATTCATCGCGCATCAGTTGGAATTGTTATGCCGCAACGGCTACACCGACATCGTGCTCTTGATCGGCCATCTCGGGAAACAGATCATGGACGCGGTTGGCGATGGCTCAGCCTTCGGCGTGCGCGTGCGCTACTCGGACGATGGCGCTGGCGTCACAGAACGGGACGATGCGATCTGGCAGTCGCCGGCATGGACTGAAGCTGAAATGTGTTTTGTGATCTACGGTGACAGCTATCTGGATTGCGACTACGCAAAGCTCGAGCGCGGCTTTCGCGCGAGCGGATGCGAAATTCTTGAAACGGTCCACAACGGCGTCGGCTACGGCGTACGGGCCTTTCGCCATCATCCGATCTACGCAGGAGTCGCGCTGACCATTGACATGGCGCAACCATTCGAAGAGATCGGATCGCGGCACGGCCTCGCGCGTGTCCGCGCGATCCTTGAACGTCAAGCACTATGCCGACACTAGACGAATCCGACGAGACGCACGACGTGACGCTTCCAGACGTCGCCATCGTGATTCCAGACGGACCGTTACCAGTCGTGCGAGAAGGCACGATCGGCGGCATCCCCGCCTACGAATCAAATCCGGAGAGCCATGTCGTTCATCAGACAGCATCTCAATGAAACGGCGCAGATCGCGTACGCACTTGACGAGAGCGCGATTGAACGTCTCGTGACGAAGCTTGAGACGGTGCGCGCGAAGCAGGGACGGCTGTTCGTGCTCGGCGTGGGCGGAAGCGCAGCGAATGCATCTCACGCCGTGAATGACTTCCGGAAGTTAGCTGGATTCGAGGCATACGCACCGACTGACAATGTGGCTGAATTGACCGCACGTACCAACGATGACGGATGGGAGAGCACATTCATGGGATGGCTCGCAGCCAGCCGACTTCATGCGCGCGATGCCGTGTTGGTCCTATCCGTGGGAGGCGGTCAGCCGTCGGTTAGTCAGAACATCGTGCGAGCGATCAACTACGCCCTGTCTGTCGGCGCCACGATTCTCGGCATCATCGGACGCGACGGCGGCTATACCGCAACGATGGCGGACGTGTGCGTGATTGTGCCGACCGTGAATGCGAACGCGGTAACGCCGCACGCCGAAGCGTTCCAAGCGGTTATCTGGCATCTGCTCGTGTCACATCCGCGATTAGCGCTGGCGACTGCGAAGTGGGAAGGACTTCAAGCGTGAGAGTCCATCTCCTCGCGCTCCCAAATGTGCAGACGACGGCCGCGTACGATCTCTGCGGCTTCTGCACGGTCACGATCCGATTCGCGAAACTGCTCAAAGGGCTCGGACACACGGTCATCCTGTATGCATCAGAGGAGAACGACGCGCCCTGCGATGAACTCGTGACGTGCATCACGAAAGCCGAGCAGAAGCAGTGGGGCGGTGCCGTCGCGTATCAGCACGCGAACATCGCGCCTGACAACCCGCTCTGGCGACTGGCATCGCCGCGCATGATCGCCGCGATTCAGCAGCGCAAACGACCACAGGACATCATCTGCACGATTGGCGGCGGATCGCAAGCGGACGTGACGCAGGCGCATCCGGATCTCTTGCCAGTTGAATACTGCATCGGCTACGAAGGGTGTTACTCACCGTACCGCGTGTTCCAATCGCAGGCATGGCGGCACCTGTGCTACGGACGCGAAGGATTAAAACTCGGCGGTCGGTTCTTCGATGAAGTCATCCCGGCGTTTTACGAAACAGACAAGTTTCCTGTCGCGACACCGGAGAACTACCTGCTCTACGTGGGGCGGATCATCCCGTACAAAGGAATCCAGATTGCGTGTCAAGCCGCGCAGCTCGCCGGCGTTCCGCTGAAGTTGATCGGCCACGGCGATCCGAACCAGATTCCCCATCTCGTGACCTATGGCGAGTACCTGGGATCGCTCAATGAACCGGCCCGCAACGAAGTCATGTCGAAAGCGACCGCGTTAATCTGTCCGACTATCTACGTGGAACCGATGGGTATGATCGCGGTCGAAGCGCAACTGTGCGGGACGCCCGTCATCTCCACAGACTACGGCGGCTTCACTGAAAGCATCGAACACGGCCTGACCGGGTACCGGTGTAATCTGTTAGGCGAATTCGTGAGCGCGATTCAGAAAGCCGGTTCGCTTGACCGGAACCTCATTCGGCAGCGAGCGCAAGCGCTCTACTCGATGGAAGCGGGCGCACGGTTGTACGCGAACTATTTTCGTCGCCTGATGACGTTGTGGGATAAAGGCTGGAACACGGAATCGTTTGAGGTGCTGTGATGCCGTGGAACGAAGTGCCTGACAAGTGGAAAGCTGGCACGCTGCACAGCGGCGGACCGTCTGGCCATCCAGTGAAGTCACAGAAGCAGATGGTCGCCATAATGTTGGATGAGAAGCGCAAGGCGAAGGCTGGTGACGCAGAGTACGAGCCTACGTCCATGCGCGGACTCCGGCGCGCGGCGTCGTAAGACATGGCGAAGCGGCCTCCAGCGGGGTGTGGTCTTGATGTCACCAAGCGCGTGCTGTATCACCCCTACATGCACGGACCGAAAGGATTCCACGCAAGCCGCCGTCTGAGAAAATGCACGCACTGCGGACAGGTGGTGACACAGACCATCGGATCGCTCGTCTGCCCACACTGCCAATTCGCGCACGAGGGTAACGATACATTCCTGCGCCTGTTTAAATCGCTGCATCTGCGCGCGGGTCGGCGCTCCGCGAAAACGCATGGCGGTGCGCATGGTGTGCGCGAAGAACTCGCGATTCCGCGTCAACGATGGTGGGCCTGTGCGCCAACGTTCAAGATTCTTCACGACTCCACCGAACCGACGCTTCTGCGCTTGCTGCCGCCCTCATGGGTGAAGGACTGGAGCCAAGAACACCACGAAGTCACGCTCTGGAACGATTCGATGTTGCAATTTCGGTCGCTGGATGATCCGGATCGCGGCCGCGGACCGGGGCTGAACGGCGTGTGGCTCGATGAGGCCGCGTTCATCAATAAGCGCGGGTGGGACATCCTCTCGCCGTCGCTCTCTGAAAATCTCGGCATCGTCATTAGTACAACATCACCGAACGGCTTCGATTGGACGTACGATGAATTTTTTGTGCCGGCACTGATCGACCTCGTGCCTGGATATTGGGCGGCTCGGTTTCACACGCTCGACAATCCGTTGTTCCGCGAGAGCGAACCGCTTCGGCGTGAAGTCGAAGAGAAGCGACTGAAGTGGCACGACAAGCCGGATCTGTTCCGGCAGGAGTTTGAAGGCGAAGACGTGAACGCGACCGATTCCGTCTACGGCGCAACCGCGATTGACGCACAGGTCATCATGTGACGGCGACCGACCTGATCCCAGAGTGGCCGAAGATCAACAGCGACCGAGCGGCGATCATCGGCCTGAAAGGTGGTGCTGATCATCCATTTGGCGCACTCCTGATCGTGACCACGGAACGCGGGCTCGTCGTGGTGGACGAATACCTCGAGCGGCAGCAGGCGAACGTCGCACACAAGCACGCCATCGTGGAGAAGTTCAAAACTGCGACCTTCACGGATCTGACTTGGGCGGTCAGTGACACCGAAAAGGAACTCCGGCTCGAATTCGCGTTAGCTGGCGTCCCAACCGTCGGCGTGCCGAACGCCCGCGCCTTCGGGATTCAGCGCGTGCAGTCCTGGCTCGTCGCCAACCAGTTGTTCTTCATCGGTGCGAAATGCCCGGAAGCCGTCCGTCAACTCAAGCGCTACCGGTACGCCGAAAACGTCCTACCAGACGGCCAAAAGCGGGACAAGGAGAGCGTGTTTCGGGCCGATGACGAGCTACCGGAAGCACTCGGCGCGGCGGTCCTCGCATGGCCGGAACTGCCGAAACCGGCTCCATCCCTGATGTCCGAGCGCGAACGGAAACGTTGGGAATCATTGGACGAGCGGTCACGGCAGGACATCGAACGGCTCCGCGAATATGAGCACGCCTCGTCGCGGGTGGTAGGCGAAGACGAACCCGGCTATCCGATCGGAGACTTTTTCGGGCCGCGAACCGATGGCACGAGTGACAACTTGTGGTAAATTAGGCCGCATCCATGTGGATCTCGCGCGCAGCCTTTGACGCGCTGGTCGCAGAGCGCCTGAAAGCGACTGAAGAGGCGCGCGTCCTTCATGACCAAAACCACGCGCAGTGGACGACGCTCGATTGGATGCGACACCGCTTGGAACAAGTCGAACGCGAGCGAGCCCATCTTCTGAAAACCTACATGGGCGTCGTGGTCGAAATCCCGCAATTCGTCAAGCCCGAACCCGATGCCGATGCCGTCCTCAGCGGAGCTAATCTCTTCAACGACATCGGTGATGAAGAAGCCAGAAAGCGTGGGATTGAATGGAACGGCGACGGGACGGTCAAGCAGTAGATGTCGACCAACATCAACGACCTGTTCCCGTCCACATCCGATGCCGCCGCGCCGGCAACCGGCACGATCGCGCAATCAGGACTGGCCGCCGCGAGCGGCGACTACGATGACGAAGAACTGCTCGAGCTGTGGCAGAAAATACGTCGTGAGTGCATCGACACGCGCATGGTCTTCGTGCGCCAGTGGCATCACCACCTGTTGTATTTTCTGTCGCGTCAATGGATCGAGTGGTTCGGATGGGGGGGCGGCTGGCGCGACAAGCGCCTCGCGCAAGGCGTTCCGACCCCAGTCACGAATCTCCTCAAAAAAGCAGTCGACACGATCCGCGCGCTGTTCACATCCGTGCAACTCGGCGTGACCGTCCGTCCAAATGGCGCGAATCCGAAGCACGTTGCTGCCGCCGCCACAGCCGACGAACTCGCCCCGCTGCTCCACGACGCGCATCACATGAACCAAGTGATGAGCGAATTCGATTTCTGGCTCATCGTCTGCGGCAATGCGTTCCTGTACACATTCCTCGATTACGACCTGAAGTATGGCACGATCACTGATCCCTCACAGACGTGCGCGGCGTGTGGCGAAGATTCCACGACGAGTGCGATTACCGAATGCAATGGCACCTGTCCGCTCTGCGGAGAGCCAGGACCGTTCGCGCCAGCACTCGATGACGAGGATCAGCCGATCCTGAACGAACGGCCACGCGGCGTGCCGACGACGATCCCGTTGTCACCACTGGAACTGGCGTTCTCGAATGCGTACCAGCGCTTTGACGATCTGCCGTACGTTGTGCGTCTCCGTTGGCGCACGAAGACCTACTACGAAGATCATCCTGAACTGAAAGAACTTGTCCCGAACATCAAATGGGAACGTGGATCAGGCGATCTGTCGTTGCAGTTGTTCAAAACGCTGTCGCAGCATAACGATCTCGGCCTCTGGCAGTTGCCATCCCGCTACGTCGGCACTGGTTCGATGGGCATGGATCAGGAAGATGGCGTGACCGAGTACGAGATCCATTACAAGCCGTGCGATGCGTATCCGGATGGATTGGTCTTCCGCGTTGCTGGCGAGAACGGTATCATTCTTCACTTACCATCTGAGGCGCTTCCGGGTCCGCTCCCGTACACAGACGCGGAAGGCACGCCACTGTTTACCTTCGCGCACGCAGCCTACGAGCATGTCGGCGGTCGCATTCTTGGTGCTGGACCGTTCGACATTGCGAGCGATAAACAAGATCAGTTGAACCGGCTCGATTCGATGTTCCTGATGGCGCTCTATCGGACCTCGAATCCAGTCTGGGTGGTCCCGAAAGGTTCCGAGCCATTCAAGCTCACTGGCCTACCAGGATTGGTCGTCAAGTTCAACGATCCATTTGGCGATCGGCGCAACGAACCGAAGCGGCTTCCCGGCATTGACCTCGCGCCAGGATGGTTCACCCTTCGCGAACAGTACGTCAACGACTTCGAAGATCTGGTCGGTACGCGCGACATTATGAGCGGATCGAATCCGCCGGATGTCAATGCGTTCTCGGCGCTGCAACTCCTTGACGAACGTTCAAAAGGTCGCTTCATTCCAGTCCTGCAAGCACGCGCCGATGCGTACCGGCAATGGTACACACACGCCATCGAACTCGAGCGGGAATTTGGACCGGACGAACGCACGCTCGCCGTCATGTCCTCGGCGCGATCGTGGACCTTTAAGAATTTCAAGCGAGCGCAACTGAGCGGCGCAATGACCGTCATGGTTGAAGCTGGCAGTACGCAAATGAAAACGTCGCTCGGCACGCGAGCGGCGCTCGATCATGCTGTCCAGCTGCGGTTCATTAATCCAGTTGATCCGGATCAGCAGTACGAAGCGCTCAAGATCATGGGCCTCACGAAGATGATCCCGTCAATGGACACGGACATCCAAAGCGCCCTCCTGAAACAGCAAGATTTCGAGGATTGGGCGAACGATCCGAACAAGCAGGCACAGTCCACGCAAGAAGCAACGCAGGCGGTGACGCAGTATCAACAGGGCGTCGCACAGCAGATGACCGCCTATCGCGTGCAAGTGGCGAAGTTGCCGCCCGTGCCGCCTCCGGTGCCGGGTCAGCCCGTGCAGGCCGCTCCGGTCCCGCCGCCGCCGCAACCGGGACCGCCGCCGCAGATGTTGGAGTTCACGCCGCTCGCGTGGCGCCAGTGGTACAACCCGCAAATTCATCTGCGCGAGTTTCTAAAGTGGGTGAATGGCGACACGATCCGGCAGCTTGTGGCGAAAAATCAGAAACTCGTCCCGCTGCTTGAGCAGCACTTGCTAGCGATCCGACAGGCGATGCCGCCGCCGCCGCCAAGTCCGTCAAAGGTCACGTATACGCTGACGGGTCCGGATCTGGCGAATCCGCCCGTGATGGAAGGCTTCAGCCGAGCCGCCGGTTTGCCGCCGGGTGATCCGTCCCAGACACCGCCGCGGCTCGGGAGCGCGCAGAATCCGCAAGTGGTCATCGCGGAACCGGCGCGCGGTGGCGCGATGGAGCGGAGCAACGACGAATCAACCAGTGACGTGGAACCGGCTGGTTTTGCGGAGACGGCCCAGAATCACGGTCCGATGTAATGCATGGCCGACGATCCTGGCTATGTCTCGCTCTACGCGACGTTAACCTCTCTGCTCCATCAAGGGACGCACGATTGGCAACTGCATCCCGAATGGATTGACACCTTTGCGGCCCTTACACCTGAAGAGACGGTGGTCCTCTACAGTGCTGGCGGTCCAACGGGCCCTACTGGCCCTACTGGTCCTACCGGTCCGACGGGCCCTACTGGAACTGATGGACCAACGGGTCCGAGTGGTCCTACTGGCCCTACAGGCGGAACAGGAGCAACGGGAGGCACCGGCGCGACTGGCGGCACAGGCGCATCGGGAGCAACTGGCCCAACGGGTCCGACAGGTAGCACAGGCCCGACGGGGCCAGTAGGGCTCACGTGGTCCGGCGCGTGGAGTGCCCAAACCTATCCGCAATACGCCGGCGTGAGTTCGGGTGGGAATGCTTACATCGCAACCGGAGCCGCGACTGCCGGCCAAGGCCCAAGCGGCGCACCGTGGGTACTTTTAGCCTCCAGCGGCGCGACTGGTCCGACGGGAGGGACAGGCGCAACCGGTCCGACCGGTCCAACTGGTGGCACCGGTGCCACGGGGCCAACCGGCCCAACCGGAGGAACCGGCGCAACCGGGCCGACAGGCCCGACAGGACCGACCGGGATTTACAACGCGAGCGTGACGGGGCAAGCGCTGACACAGGGTACCGATACCTACATCACGAATTCCAATATCACCATTGCCTCACATATTCAGGCTGGGACGATTGTCAAGTTCGCGGGGGCGATCACGAAAACCGCGTCGGGAACGGCTTCGCCCGTCCTGACAGTCCGGATCGGCACAACCGGGACGACGGGCGATGCCTCGAGACTGAGTTTTACATTCGGGGCGCAAACCGCGACCGGCGACACCGGCTACCTCGAAGGTGAATTGATCATCCGGGCTGCGACCAGTACGGGCACCGTGCAAGGCGTCGCCACGCTCAGCCACCAGTCCGGCACGGTCGGACTGTCAACTGGCGCAGGCACCCAAGTCATCCAGACGGTTTCCACTGGCTTTGACATCACGCCCGCGAGCACGAAAATCGGCTTCTCGCTGAGCGGCGGCACGAGCGGCGCGTTCACCGTCACGCAGTGGTCCACGGTCGCGCTGAACACCATCTAGCCCATGACCAGAATCTTCCATACCTACCTGCTCCGGCACATTCCCGCCGAAATCTGGCCGCTCGTCACCGCCAAGGCCAAAGGTGAAGGCCGGTCGGTCCAGTACGTCATCATCCGGTGCCTCCGTCAGTACGTCCATCAGGAGATTTATGCCTCCGGCGCGTCGGATTGTGATTATCTCGGGCTCCTCCGCTCAGGAGCACTCGTGACACAATCCGAGCCATGCATCGCCATGTCCCCGGCCTCCACCGGGTCACAAAGGAGTAGCGCATGGCCCCCGAAGGCACCGCCGCCGTCGTTGAACAGCCCGTAGCCCCAGCACCGCACGGTGCCGCTCCAGAATCCAAGACATCACCTGACGCTGGTGGAAAGCCGGCCGCTTCCCAGCCGGAACCGAAATGGGAAGATGATCCCCGCGTCAAGGGTATGCTCGCGGATCTCAAGAAAGAACGCGAAGCCAGACAGGCGCACGAACGCAAGCTCGCGGAACTCGATGGGACGCTGAAAGAGGAACGGCGTCGGATCGCCGCACTGGCCGGCATCACGACGCCATCGAAGCAGGAAACGGATACGGCGAGCATCCGCGCGAGGCTCGCCGAAGTCTATCCGGAACTGGCGGAACTCGGGTCCATTTCTGACATCAAGAATGCGCTCGAAGAACAACAGGTTCAGGGCTATGCGTCCCACTCCCGCAACATGATCGCGAAGATCCATGCGGGTATTGCGGCCGAGTACGGCGACCTGACCGACAGTCAGAAGCGTCGCATCAACGCCGCGTATCTCTACGAGAACCAGAACAACCCTGAGGTTCACGCGCGTCACAATGCCGGCGATCCGACCCTCATTGATGAGTTCGTCAAGGGCTGGCTGACGGATGTTGCGGACCCCATCAAACGAAAAATGACGGCCGCCGAAGCGACGCGCTTCCGAGCGGTCCCAGGGGGGCGCGATCGGAGCACCCCCGTGCGAGGCGAGAAACCGAAGACGGGCGAAGACATGCTGCGCGCCCACTATCGGGAGAAGGCCCGCTAAAAGGATTGAGACATGGCCGGTGCCGACCTCACTACACTAACCGGGATCGCGAAGGAAACCTACGAGAACGAAATCTCGGAGGGCGTCAACAACAACTTCGACCTGAAAGACTGGTTCACGCCGAAGGAGATGGACTACGAGGGCGGTGACGGCACCGTCTGGAATGTCCATCACGGCCGTAACGCTTCCCCGTTCTGGGCGAACGAGGGATCGGCCTATCCAGTCGCCGGCAACCAGACGAGTTCGAAGGGCCGCATCAAGCCGTCCAAGATCATGGGCCGGATTCAGATGACGGAAGAAGCGATGGAAGACCTCCAGCGCTCAGAAGCTTCCTTCGTCAACGGCATGACCGACGAAAAAACGCGCCTGATCGATGACATCAGCCGACGCGAAAATCACTCGATCGGCATGGACGGCCGCGCGGTCCTGTGCCTGTATTCGTCCGCGAGCAACGCCGTGTTGTCGATGACGAATCCTGGCGGCATCACGTCAACCGCCTCCAACACCTTCGGCAATCGCTTCATTGATGTCGGGATGTTCATCGTCGCGATCAATCCGTCGAACGGCGCGCTCCGCGCGAGCGTGCGTCAGGTGGTCTCCGTTTCGAGCGCTGGCACGACCGTTACGGTCGATTCCTCGACGTTGAGCGGCTGGACCGCGAACGATTACGTCGTGCAGGCCGCGAACGCGAGCGTGACCGACGTACTCGATACGTCCTTTGACGCCGCCGCGTGGGGGCTCCCGGCCCTGATCGATGACGGCACCTACCGCGACAATTACTTCGGCGTGCTCAGGTCACTCGTCTACGCGATCCAGTCCTACGTGGTGCCGAGCTTCGGCGCGGTGTCGATGGACGGCGCGCAGCGCATGTCGGACGTGTTGTACGAGAAGTTGGGGGGCACGGTCGACGGCATCGCCATGCATCCGAGCGTGCGTCGGGAGTGGCTGAAGATCACTGATGCTGACCGCCGCTACACGGGGGCGGATCTCCGCGATCCCGATCCGTCGACGAAAGCCTTCACGCAGGGCGATGTCACCGTCGATGACGTGAAGATCAAGGCCCTCCGTAATCTCGGGCTCGATCAGGTCTACTTCGTGGACACGAAGAAGGCCGGCTTCACGCGCTACATCGCGGAACCTGGCAAGTTCATGGACCGCGACGGGTCCATGTGGCTCCGCGCGGGCACCGGCTCGACGGCGCGGCACGCCTACGAGGCGACGTACTTCCGCCGCATTCAGAACTTCGCGCGGACGCCTGGTGTCTGCGGACGCTGGGACGGCGTAACTGGGCAGACGTTGATTATCGTCAGAGATCTGTAATGACGAAAGCGCGGGGATGGAGTCTTCCATCCTCGCGCATCGCAAAGGAACGGCATGGCTGGTATTTTCTGGAAACAGGTTCCGATCTTCAACCGTGCGCCGACAGCATTAGCGATGGTGTTTGACGGCGAGCGACATGTCATTCCAGTCGGATTGTCGACGCTTCCGGAGCAGACGATTCGGCACGCGAAGAACCAGAACCCGATCATGGGGAGTGGCGATCCGTACAACCCTGGCGCGTACGGCACGAAGTACCTGATCGTGACCGAGGACGAGGAACACTGGGGCGAGCCGCTGACCAAAGAGGAATGGGAAGAGCACTGCGATCGACCCTGCCGCGAAAACGAGCAGATCTGGTTCTCGGATAAGTACGGCCAAGATCCGAAAGCCAAACTCGTGAAACGCGGCAAGAAGAACGCGGTCGCGGCGACGAGTCGCGGCGAAGCCGGCGGCTTCCCGCGCGGGATGGCCGAATTTACGCAGAAGGACGCCTAGCGTGTCACGCGCCTCACAGGTCACGAATCCGTATCTCGGGCTGACGTTTGTGCCGGACAATCCGCGCATGGAAGTACCGCCCGCGTGGTTCTTAGCTCGGCTGCATGACTACGATCCGGACCTCGTGATGTTGCCGTCTCGGGCACGACCGTTTGCCTACGTACTCGCGCGGCGTGCGCGACTGTCGCGAGGGCTGACGGATAAAGCCTTCGACCAGACGATCACCCAGCCGGATACGCGCATGTGTTTTCAGTACGGGCTCGTGCCGGTCTGTCTCCTGTTCAAGCATGGACCGATCTGGGACGCGGACACCGTACTCCGCCGGCTGGCCGCGCGTGATACGTGGCGGAACGGCGGTGGTGACGCGCTCGCGGACAAGCTCGAAGCGGAAGAAGCGCAGGCGAAGATCGATCGCGATGCCGCGCTCAAAGATCGATTCCGAGCGCTCAGTCGAGAAGCGTGGAAGTCCTTGCAATATCGAACAGGGCAGCGGACCACGGTACCAGGCCCTTCGCGACCCGGAGCAGCGACCAAAAGCTCCTCTAGTAGCACCGCTACGGGTCTGTTGACACCGTAGACGGGCGAGGAATAGCGCTATGGCTCTCGCACTTCAGGATCAGAATCTGGTCTGGCAGAAAGTCTTCAAGACGCTCGATGTGCAGGTCGCGGGCACCGCCGGCACGGCGGCGAATCCGTCGACCCTGAACGTCTTTCGCGGACTGAAATTGCAGATGGCGACGCAGCAGCTCGCGCCACAGCTCCAGTACGTGCCGTTCAGCTACGCGAACCTGACCGGAGCCACGGGCTACCAGTTCGGCATCAGCGGCGCGTTCCATCTCTACGGCGTGTGGGCGAAGAAAACCGGAACCGGTACGACCGGCGCGATTCTCTGCGCGTTCGATGCGGAGACGACCACGGCGGCGAATTTCATGTTCGGCGCGAAGCTCACGACGGGCGTCCTCACGGGCGCAGTAGGCGATGAAGTCGCACTGACCTTCCCGACCGGACTGGCGTTCGCGACGGATGTGACGATCATCACGGCGACCACGGCGACCGGTGGCACCGCCATCACGGGCGCGGGTGATGTCGTCAATGGATTCGCGATCATCGGCGCGTAAGCGGAGACATCCCGGCTTCCAGTTGTGACTGACAGTCCACGGGCGTCCGGGCACCCGCAGGACTGACGAAGGACGAGCATCATGCCTGTACGAGGCATCTGGCGCGGCGCATCCATTCGCGGCTATTGCACGCCGACGAATGCGCCCATTCGCGTCGACACCACCAGCAATGTTCCGCTGGTGGCTCCTAAAGGCACGGGCACTAGCGAGTATCCGATCACGATGATGCTGTCCACGAGCGGCGCGCGGTTGGCGGCTGGCTCGGGGGCACTCGTATCGGGTTCTGGCACGGTTGCCACTGGACTCACATCCGTTCTTGGCTTTCAGGCGACGGTCTACGGCGCGACCGGTTTTGCGACCGGGGCGACGGAAGTGGACGAGATCATCGTCGCATCCATCACCACGGGAGCCGTCACCGTGAATGGCGTCTTTAGCGCCTTCGTGACCGGGGCGCGCACACTTTCCGCCAGCGGAACGGCAACGTTCTACTGGTGGGCGGCGGGGATGTAGATCATGGCGAACACTGGACTCTATAACCTGTTCAATCGCCTCTCTCGTGTCACCAGCGGCACGAATCCGTACTCGGCCGACATGGCTGACCTGGTGGACACGACCCAAGGGCTATCCCAGCTCCAAGCAGTCAAGGACGTGACCAGTACCGGGGCTGGCAAAATCGCTGGTGGTTCAGCGAACTTCGTGTCAGGGTCGGCTACCGTTGTGCATGGATTGACCACTGTCGTCTCTGTTCACATCACGCTCTCGGCGACTGGGTTTTCGACAGGGGCCACAGAGATCACGGCGGCCACGATTTCAGGTGCCATCACAACTGGCGCATCGACCGGGGCATTTACCGTTCAGGGCTTCCGTCTGTGGAGTTCGACGGTGTCTGCGAGCGGAACCGGACTGTTCTACTGGACCGCGTACGGAACCTAGTGATGACGTTGCCCCAACTCGAGCAGATTCGCGATTCGATCAAGATGCAGCTCGAAACGCACATGCGGTCGACACCAGCGCCGGGGCAAGACACGCTCTGGCATATCAACGTGATCGAACTGCGAACCGCGATTCGCACCGTCGAGCAGATCATCACCGTCGAACGGACGGCCCTGATGGCACCGCCTGGAGCCACCGGTCCGGTCTTGGTAGGAGTCTAGGATGTCCGGCGGCGATTATCTCTGGCATCGCAAGGTCAACGGGGCCGTAGGCTCGCAGGTGTCGTACACCACGACTGGCGTGAGTGGCACAGCAATCGTGAGCGGAGGGACTGGTGCGGCGAGCGGTGCGATCTTCATCCAGCACCTTGAACTGATCGTGACGACCGGATCGGCCGGTGTGACGTGGAGCTTCATCGATAGCTCAGGCTCGCAGACCATCGCTGGACCATTCGATATGTCGACGGCGAACACTCGCTACGCGAGCGACTTCGGTGATGCTGGATTCCAACTTCCTACCGGTGCGAGTTTGCAAGTCAGTGGGAGCGCAAGCGGAGCGGCCGGTAATCTGAAGTGGATCGGCTACCGCAAGTACATGGGCGGCTCGTTCGTGCCAACGACCTTGGCAAGCGGTGCCAGCGGGACCACGCCATGACGATGCGAGAAAAAATCCTGCTCGCGCTGATCAGTGGACTATTGATCGGGCTCGTTCTGCGCGATGGAGCCGAAGCACAGTCGCCTGGACTCCTATTTGCGCACGATAGCGTGACCGCAACCGCGTCACCCATCCAGACCAACGGTAGCAATGCGCTTAAAGTCATCGGTAAGTAGCGCTGTTATCCTCACGACAGCCGTTCTTGCAGGCGTCCTGCTGATGCGGGCGCGTGTGCAGACACAGGCACCATTTCTCGTCTTTGGCTCTAATAGCGGAACGGCTCAGGCTGTCAACAGTACCAGTAACGCCTTGTGGGTGTCCCTACAAGGTGGTCCGGTCCAGAACCCACTTCAGCTCCCAGACGGATCAGCGTCGGCACCGAGTCTGACGTTTGCGAACAATACCAATCGCGGGTTTTTCAACGACACGACCAATAGCGGCATTGGGTACTCTGTCGGTGGATCACAAATCGGAGAGATCACGTCTGCTGGCATTTTTTCAAAGCCCAATACACCAGGGACGATTTCTATCGGCTGGCTGGGAGAATCAGGTTTCTCGCACAATGCAGGCGACCACGGAATCTCGGTAATTCTTGGTGGCAATGAGAATTTTTACTTTGGGACGAACACGGCTGGCTTTTTCGCTCGGTCAGATTATCCGATTGCGTGGTCGAACACCACAAACGCTCGCTCCGGGACGGCCGATACATTTCTATGGCGTGATGCCGCCAACACCCTCGCCCTCAAGAACGGGACGAATGCCCAGACGTTGCGCGTGTACGCGACGACGACCGGAAACGAACGGGTTGAGCTCAATGCCGGTGTCGCGCCGATTACGCCTGCGGCTTCGCAGGCGGCTGGTGGTACAGTCAACCTCAATAGTGACGTGACTCGCACCCGCTATCAGATGACGATTTCTCCGGCTGCTGGAGATTGCTCGACGGCATTCAACGCCGCAGCGCTTACCGCAGATTGCACGATCGCCACGATTGCAGCCGGCCAGAAGCTTGTCGGAGCCTACGCTGATGTCACGGCCGCATTTACGTGCTCTGGAACGTGTAGCGGAACGAAGACGTTCTCCTGTGGCGTCTCGGCTGGCGGTACGACGATTTTCACGTCTGGATTGAATGTGGCGACGACGGCCACGTACGGACTCGCGGATGCGGATATGGGCACCGGCATGACGAGAGCCGCGATGATTCAGGGCGGCTATCTCCCGTCGTGGGGTAGCACGAGCGGCGTGTCGTGTCGGTTTACCTCTGGTACCGGCAACTGGGGCAGCGGCTCCGCAACGAACGTGAATGCTGGAACTATCAAGTTCACGTTGATTACTGAACAAGTGAAATAAGCAATGTGCTGCTCTGGCTGCTACTAATGGCTGATCCGTTTTCGTTGGAAGGCTTACAGCGAGCTATCGCAGCATCGACAGCGAGCGATGACACACAGAACGTAGCAGAGAAACAAACCGACGACGGTGCAAGCATCGGATGGGGACCATACGCGGCGCTGATGGCTGGGAACGCAGCAGACATCGGATCGACGTGGCAGGCGATCGAGAGCGGACGCGGGCGAGAAGGGAATCCGGTGCTTCCGCATTCGCCGGCTGCGATCATGGGACTAAAAGCCGCCGCGACGATTCCGGAGGCGCTGATCATGAAATCGCTGGCGGACCACGGCCATCCGACCGCCGGCAAGATTCTCGGCTATGCGGTCGGAGCACTCGGGGCTGGACTCGCAGCGCATAACAGTCAGGTAGGGCGGTAACAGGTATGGCGTTCAACTTCGATCCGAAACAAACGGCCGCACCGCCATTCGGTTCGCGCGCAGAGGAACCGCCTGAGCCGATGCCGAAGAAAAAGAAGAAGCTACCGCCAAAAGCGCCGCCGTCGATGCGTGGACTCGAGCAAGCGACGATGGGACCGAAAATCGCTCCAGGTGAGCCCTACTAACATGGCTGAGAAGTTCATCCAGAAAGCGATCAAGCATCCCGGCGCGATGACCGCAGCCGCGAAGCGTGAAGGCGTCTCGAATTCGGAGTACGAACGCGAGCATGAGCACGACTCCGGTAAAGCTGGTCAGCGTGCGCGGCTCGCCTTGACACTCAAAGGACTGCATCGCGCGGTGAAGGGCTAGGGGTGTGACCGGTGGCGACGCCGACTTCTTACGGGACGCCGTACACCAGCCTCATTAAGTCCGCTCGCCTTCAAATCGCCGCCGCCAAAGTCCGCGGGACCACCTACCGCCCAGACCAGTTCTGGACCGACGACGAACTCTTTCATTACGCGCTCAAGGGCACGACCGACCTCTGGAAAGCGGTCATCGATCTCCATCACGAACACTTCCTCACGCTGAACTCGACCGATGTGTCGTTGCAGTCTGGCGTCAATCAACTGACCGGCGTTCCGAATGACACGTTCCGGGTCTACCTGATCGAACCGACAGACCCGACCACCGTCGGCTGCCGCTTCGTGCCGCGAGCGGTCAACAGTCGAGAGTTTGCCGCCGCGCGATGGCAAGGCTTGCAGACGCCAGTGACGCCGGGAATGGGGATCGTCGTCTACTACTGCTTGACCGGAGCAGGAGCACCGAATAGCGCACCAGTAATCCAGACCGCGCCGCAACTCGCGACCGCAGTGACGCTCAACTTCTGGTACGTGCCAATCCTCGGCGTGCATCAGTACACGCTTGAGAACGCGACGAATCCGATTCCAGGAGAATCCGATCAAGCCATCATCGCGTGGATCATTGCCTACATGCGTGCGAAGGAACGGGACGATCGCTCGCCCGATCCGGCATGGATTAGCGTGTACTCAAACGAGAAGACATCACTACTTGCAAGTCTAACGCCAAGACAAGAACAGGAGCCAGAATATGTGGAAAGTGTCTTCGGCGATTGGTAGGGAGCAGACATGGCAGCCGCATCACAGAACAATTTGTCATTGACCGTCCAGCAGCAGGACGTGAATGGCGTCAACATCCTGAACCGTCAGATCGGCGTCATCAGCTACTCCGGCGCGGTCGGGCAGTTCACGGATGGCATCCTGCTCACGACTGGCGCGACGGCGATTGCGTTTCCCATCGGACTGACAAACGCTTTGCAGTTCTATTTCAAAAACACGAGCGCAACTGGGAACATCACCCTGAACTGCACGCCATTGTCCGCGACCGGTTCGGTCATCACCGCGAAGGTTGGACCGGGCTGCGTCTCGGTGCCGCTCTGGGCGGTTGTCTCTGGCGCGAGCGGCGGCTTTTCAGCCATCACAGGCACAGCGGATCTGCCGAACTGCACGTTCGAATGCTTCATCGGGGGCTGAGTGGCGAGTCCGATTCGGCTCTTTGAGATCGGGCAGCGCGGCGTCGATGTCGTCAACAAGCCGCAAGACCTAGACGAATCCGAGCTGGCGGCAGCGCAGAACGTCGAGATCGCCACGAGTGCTGGCGGCGGAGCGCTCGATCAGCGTCCAGGCATGACGCGCATCGGAAATACGCCCGTCGCCGGAGCGGTCGCAATGGCGATGGATGTGCCGTCCCAGTTGCTCACGGATCTCACACCATGGCTCTACGCCGGGCTCTATAACACCGCGACGCACAAATGGCGCGCGTCCGTCGACGGCGTGAACTGGGTCAACGACGATACACCAACGCGACCGTTCTCCGATAACGCGAACATTACGCTCTACGCGAAGAACTATCCGAAGGCCGTGACCATCGGCAACGCGATCTACTGGTTGGACTCCAATAGCCCCATCGGGCTGCACATGTACGACGGGACGACAGATACCACTATTACGACGATCCCGTCAGCCGTCACTGGCGTGAATCTGACGACTCCGACAGGTGTCAGCGTCGAAGTCAACGGGTACGTAGGAAGCACCACGTACTCTTACAAGGTTGTCGCGACAGCCGGATCTTCTCACAGCGCGGCTTCGTCCGCTGCCACGACGACGACCGGAGCGGCAGCGCTCGGTAATGGCAGAGATGTCAATACCAGCGATATGATTGTCTTCCCCTCACTAGCCCCATATACGCCCGTCGCTGGCGCAACGGCTTACGATGTCTATCGCACAGCCGGTGGTGCAACACAGGGAAAGATCGGATCGATTCCGATCGTCAACGGGGCCTTCACGACTGGAAACGGTAGCGGCTACGGCGGAAGTAGTTTCTTCGATGATGGTGGTCTGACTGGCGATAGTTCATCTGCGCCGTCGACCGCATCAGGCTCAACGGCTGGCAACGCACTCGCGGTCGTGGACATGATCACAGACGGGTACTCGATTTATCTCGCCACGATTGATCTTGTGGGAACTGACCCGAATCCAGTTGGGCGCATCTTGCAGTTCTTTCCTCAGACGGCAACATGGACGCAGATCGGGACCGCCTTTCCGATTGCAGCAGGCAGCGGAACACCGGCGGCGCTGTTGCTCTATGACGGAGCGATCACGTACGGCAACTACATCGGGACCAGTTCAGGCAATGCGTCCTATGTCTACAGCACAGGCGATCCGTTGCCGGCTGGTGGCATTCCGGAGATTCACGCGACCTCGACGAGCTTCGCGCCGAACTGTCTCGCGAGCTTCAACGGCGATCTATACGTCGGGACCGTGTGCCTGACGACGACGGCAGCCGTGGTGCTGAAACGCACCGCATCGGCTACATGGTCGACCTCGCTCACCGCTGCCGCCGCCGCATCGAAGAATGCCTATACATCCCTCGCGGTGTTTAACGGTCGCCTCTACGCAGGGTGGACCTCTGGAGGTGGCGCGACGGCGGCGAACATCTACTCGACGCCGGACGGCATTACGTGGACACTCGAAAAGACGCTCCAAACGAGCGATGTACCGTGTCAGATGGTCACGTTCAATGACTGTCTCTACGTATGCCTCGGCACAACCGGCGTCGGATACAACACCACGTCCTCGATCTGGCAACGTGACATGACAGGAACGTGGACACAAGTGGATTCGCCAGCCGATGCGTACGCCGGTTGCTTAGCTGTGCTCTATAAGTAAATGGCGAGTTACTTAGTCCAAGGCGGCACAACGCTTTACCTAGTGAGCCAGACTGGCGTGCTCACGCCGTTAACGCTGCCATCAGGTATCACGGTCACTGGTCCCTCCACCCCGTGTCGAGCCGTGCTATTCGGATCTGGGACCGATCCGTATCTGATCGTCGTCAATGGACTGTCGCAGGACATCTACATCGACAAGTACGGAACGGTGCGCACATTCAGCGTGATGCCTCCGGTGGCTGCGCCGACCGTGACGACCGGAGCCCTCACCGGTCCGACCGGTACGCTCCTGACAGGCATCTACAGTGTCGCCGCCTCATTCAAGGTCAAGACGACCAGCGGTGCAGTCATTCTTGAAACCGGGCTCAGTCCGATCTCGACCGGTTCGCCGTCGCTGTCAACCGGTTCACTCGCGGTCAATGCGATACCAGTCTCGAGCGAACCGACGGTCAATGCGCGCGGATTGTACCGGACGCTCTCCGGCGGCAATGTGCTCTATCCGTGGTTCGACGTGGATAACAATTCCACGCTTACGGCTGATCGCGCGAGCACGGATGGCACGCTGTCGCTCTTGCCGACGACGGCAACCTCAAATGGTCTGCCGCCAGCGTTGAAGCTGATCGCGAACTGGAAAGATATTCTCTGGGGCGTCCCTCGAGCCGAGGTCGATCACGTCCGATGGACCGAACCGCGCATTATCTACGGCTGGCAGGCGACGAACGATCTGATCGCGCCTCCGCAGAACACCGATGTCTACGGCGTGACGGCGTTCATTCCGCGACGCGACCAGCTCGGCATCGCGCGGCGGGACCGCCTCCATCAGATCACCGGCGATTCCGATGATACGTTCGCACGGACCCAGGTGTCACCGAACATCGGCTGTCTATCGCAGGAAAGCGTCGTCGTGATACGGGACGTGGCCTATTGGCTGGCTGAGCGTGGTGTCGTGGAATGGACCTCAGAGTCGATCGGCTACATCACGGAAAGCCAAGTCGATCCGTGGTTTACAACTGACGAATACTTTAATCGCAGTCTCTTCACGAGCGCACAGGGGCGGTATAATCCAGACACCGATAGCTATGAACTCCTTCTCGCAGGACTCGGATCAACGGCCCTAAATATGTGGGTGGCGTTCGACCTGAAACGGCGGGCATGGTTTGGGCCGCATGTGTCTGGGCTGCCGCTGTCTTGCTGTGCCTCGGATTCAGAACGGCATGGCTATTTGCGGAACAGCGTCGACTTCCCCATCACCGTATTCGGGACGACCACCGGCTACCTCGAAAAGCGCGATGTCACCGTGGCCGACGACGATACACAACCGGTGGCGATGGACTGCACGCTCCCGATTCTGGGCGGGTTCGCACCCGAGCAAGATAAGGTCTGGGGCGATCCCACGCTCCATTCTCGGATTGAACCGGCTGGCACTGGTCCGAACACCTTGGCGGTCACGATGGCCGCTGGCCCGCTCGAATCTGATGGCTTCGTCTCACCGGATTTTGCCGTGACGACAGACGCGGTGCTGACAGAAGGGTATCAGCGTCTTGATCGCGCCGGGGTCGGTCGCTATCTCTCGTTTGAATTTCAGCATGAGGCGGTTGGCGAGCGCGTGCGGATTCAAGGGCTTGAAGTACCGTACGCGGTCATCGGTCGGAGGGATCGCTAATGCCCTCCAATCCCTTGACGGTGTTTCTGACGACCTACGCGCAAGCCGTGGCGAGCGGCGCGACAACAGGAGCGGCGCAATTGGCCGCCCAGACCGCAATGCAGTCGGCATACGACCAGCAGAATTCGACCAAGGCCGGTACCGTGGCGACGTCGGTGCAACCGGTTCGCAGTGGGCGTGTGACTGATCCAGGTCCGACACAGCCAGCGAAGAGGAGCCGCTAAGTGGCCCTGCAATCGCAGATCATCAACGGGAACACCTACCAAATCGGATCGCCTGAATGGTACGCCGCGCAGCAGGCCGACATCGTGCAGCGGGCCGGCGTCGGTGGCACGGCTGGAGGGACGGCTGAAGCGAACTATCTCGACAAGCTCACGCCATCGCTGGCCGGCTTGTATTCGGCAACTGGCGCGTATCCGTACGGCACGAGCGCTGGCGGAGGTTCGACGCCGCCGAACATCGGCTATCCGGCTGGTGGCGGGGCGAACTTCAACGCCGAGCCCGTCTCGAGCGGAGGGCTGACGAGCGATAGCGGCACGCCGGCGAACATGCCTGCGACGGTGAGCATCAATCCTACTGACGTGAGCGCTGCCGACACGGCCGCGTTTGCGACGGCGAAGGACGAAGCCGCACAGACTGCGGCGGCGTCCATGCGCGGATTACAGGGTGCGCTCGCCTCGCGTGGCATGGGCGGCGCTGGCTATGAAGCCGGTCAAATCGGCAATACGCTCGCACAGGAGTCGAACACCATCGGTGCAGCCGGACGAGCACAGGCCGAGAAGGACGCCGAGCTTCAGGCGCAGGCGGCTATTGCGAACCTCAATGCTGGCGTGGCAGAGCGCGGCCAGACCATCGGGGCCGGTGAGAGCGCGGCCGATCGCGCAGCCGGCGAACGCGAAGCCGCCTTCTCTGGTGGTGTCGCTGAGCGCGGTCAGACGCTTGGCTCGGAAGAAGCGGCCGCGAATCTGAGCGCCCAGCAGGCGCAGAATGCCTACACCGGGGCGGTCACGCAACGCGCGCAGGACATCCAGCAGCAAGAGACGGCGGCACAGCTCGCAGAAGAACAGGCCGCATTGAAGTCGAATCAGTCGCTCGCGATTCTCCGGTCCGTGTTGGGAGGAGGCGGTCCTGTTTCGCCGGCCTATGTCTACTAGCCTGCAAGGGCTCGCACGCGCGACCAGCCCGTCCACTGGACCAGGATTTGATCCGGCGACCGATCCGCTTGGCGTGGCGCTCATGGCACGCGCACGGCAACAGGATTTCACGAACACCGTGAATGACATTCAGTCGGACTATGGACCGACCGGATCACCGCTCGCTGCTGCCGCACACGAATTCGGACCGTTGCCAGATCAGAACTGGGAAGGCTTCTGGCAGGCGATGCAGGAGAGCAGCGGCGGTCGTCCGACTAGAATCATCGGCTCGGCGGTTGGTCCGGATCTTGGCTTCGACACGAATAATGGCACGGTTGGCGCGGGAACCGAAGTCTACGGTCCGCGTGGACTGCGACTCAATAAAGGCGGTTCGTAATGGCAGCTCCAATCTACGGGCCAGAATATGCGCCGGACATCCTGAAGAAATGGCTTGACCCAACGGACCAAGGCGTCTCGCAGAACATCATCGAGAACGATCCCGAACTCGCGCTACCGTACGACACCAACGATGCGGCGACGTTGGAAGGGAACAACAAGCTCCGCGCGATTCTTGGGCTCGGTCCATCGCCGCTGATTGAAGCTCAGCGCAAAGAGCTGAACGCACGAGATCAAGCCATCAATGCGGCATACACGGCGCAAGATCCTGCTGTCGCTGCTGAAGCCAATAAGGCGTACGGCGAGAAATTACAACTGGCCGGAGAACCGAATCGCGTGGCTGGCGAATCGCAACTCAAACTCCAGCAGAACCAGCAGCAGGCGACGCGCGATCTGATCGAATCTATGGGTCACGGCGAAGGATCGCCTGGTGGTGCATCTGGGATGCAGATGTCCATCAACGCGAAGGGCGAGCCGGTCTTTACGCCGCCTAAGCCGCTTAGCCAGCAGGAACAGTCGCTTGTAGATGCAGCGCATGGCATCAACGCGCTCGGAGGGCCGCTGCTGCATGACTTCGAGGCAAAGTATCCAGGTATCGCCCAAGATCCACAGAAGTACGGCAACGTCTTTGCGGATACGCTGGCTCCAAAGATCGGGAAGGCCGCGTACATGTTCGGCGGCATGACCGACAACGACTCACTCATTCAACGCGCAGCCGCGATCCAAGCGTGGGGTATGCGTGCGTTGATGAATGGCCGCATTAATAAGCAGATGATGGACATTATCAACGGGCATCTGCCGCAACCTGGATTCTCTGCTGGCGCGAACTATGATCGGTTGCGTCGGCTCCTGACAGATGTGCTACCGGCGCAGCTCCAAGGCATCAGCGAAGGTCGTGGACCAAACGCTATGGAACTGCCGAATCAGCCATCGAATGAGAGCGATCCGTACAGCGATCCGAACTGGGGTCGACAGTAAATGCCGGATCGCGGCGAAGTCCGATCGGCTGGTGGCGAGACGCGGCAGTGGGACGGTTCCCGTTGGCAACCAGTCACGTCTGAGTCGCCGTCGCCACCGGTTGATAAACCGATCTCGTTCGGGGCACTGGACTATGTACCGGGCTTGCGCGACATCCTGAATCTGCCGGCGAACGTTGTCAAAGGCGCTGAAGCGACACCTGACATCGTGCGCGGACTCGTGCATGAACCGGCCTCTACGCTCAAAGGTTTTGTCCAAGGGGCATCAGAAGCGGCGACACCTGGGCGCGTGGGATTGTTGTCGCTGTTGACCGGTGGCGCGACGCTTCCAGCGACGCTTGCGGCGGCTGGCGGTGAAGCACTGGCGCAGGGCGGCCGCGTCGCGACGAACGCCGCGAATGCGCCACAGTCGCTCTCAGACGCCGCCGGAGACATCGCAGAGGCAGCCAGTATTCCAGCAGTCGCCGCTGGCCTGAAAGCCGTTCCTGAGACGGTTCAGCGTCTCGGCGGAACCAAAAAGGTCGCTGGTCGCGTGCTTGGCGCTGGCATCGGTGGCTATGAGGGCTACAAGTACGGTGGAATACCAGGCGCAATCGCTGGCGCTGCTGGCGGTGGCGCATTAGGCGGAGTAGCCGGAGGCGGTCCGCGTACACTTCGCGTGCTCCGTGCGATCCTTGGGCCTGAAGGCGCAGTGAACGCCGCTGAGACAGCCGCAGAGCCAGTAGAAGCTGAAGCCTCTGATGTAGCTGCACCGTCATCAGTGCGTCTCTCGAACGTTGAATTGTCGCCTGAGGCTGTAGCGCGCAACATTGAAGCGACTAACTTACGGGACATGCAAGGCTTCAGTCACAACATGGCCGGTAAGCTCGCTGGCATTCCCGGAGCAGGACAGGCGAGCGTGACGAATGTTCCGATGGGCGAATGGACGATCACCGACGAGATGATCCGGAATCGTGGTGGCGTGCCGTCTGAAGTGCCAGAGGACGTACCAGACATTGATCCGGATAGCGTCGTACACGATCGGCTCTCAATGAAAGGTTTACGGGACGCGCTGAAGGCGACACAAGATCCGGAAACCGCTGCGATGCGCGATGAACTCGTGCGGCGCTACCTGGCCTCACAGCCGAACAGCCCATTGTCACAGCTACCTGATGATGACGAAATGGCGGCTGATGTGGTCGGGCGCAACGTATCGGGACAATGGCAACGCCAGTGACCATTGATCCAGACGTGCAGGCGATTGCGGAACAGTTTAGCAACGCGCCAGCGTTCGTGCATTTCGTGCAGGCAATTGTTGATGCTGAAGGCCCAGGCGACGCGATCGTGAGAGCGGTACAGTGCTCTGACGGTAGCGTCACAACTCGGCAGAAGGCGATCGAAGTCGTGTGTCGGTCAGCGGTGCATCGCGCATTCGATTACCTGCTGAATACGCATCCCAATGAATTCGTCCTCTACATGGGATCGTACTGGGCTCCGGTTGGCGTGGCGAATGATCCGACGCACTTGAACGCGAACTGGTCAACGAACGTCGCAAAGTTGTGGACGGTGTGAACCTAAACGGAATGCTCACGGAGAGCCGAGGCGTTTTGGCGTTACATGACAAGGTGACCCCTACGCGAACAGAGGACGCATCGAAGTTCCGGATTACGGTCCGCGAAGTGCTGTTCCTGGTCGTCGGGGCCGCTAGTATGTGGGGCGCACAGGTTGCCACGCAATCACGCATACAATCGGCCATCGACAATCTCGGCACCAGGTTCGACGGCTATATCCAGACGCAAATGGCGACCAACACCGAGCTGCAACGCCAGATTGACGAATGGCGCGCGGAAACCAAACTCAATCGTGAACGCGACTCTGATCGGCAGCGTGAACTCGCTGAAGTCAAGGGGCTGTTAACTGGGCTTGGCATTCTCAAGGAGACAAAGAAATGAGCAATGGGACCGCATGTTGTGCGGCGGAAATTTGCTGCGATCAGCCTGGTGCGCGCGCAGCCATCGAAAAGGAACTCGTCGCTAAAGGCGTCGATCCGTCGCTGTGCTCGGCGCTGTGGGAAGTGATGGACGAGAACAACTTGATGTTCGCCCACAATTCCCTTCGGTCATTTATCGCCGTCACGAAAGCCATGAAGGCGGCGCACGACTGATGGATCTGCGCGAGTTGCTTGTAAGCCACGTGACCTTGCTTCTGATCACGATTGCAGGGTTTGTGTTTCAATGGCTCCGCGAGTCGCGACATCATCGCTGGCAACAGGAACAGCTCGATGCCTTGCATCGCTCAATCAAGGCCAATGGAAACGGAGTAGACGTGTGAATCTGACAGTCGCCTACGCTGTGGTGCCGTCGAAGAATCGCGCCAATTACGTGAACGCTTTCATTATCGGTAAAGGTTGGGTGACAGTCGATCCGAGCGGTAACATCACGTACAGCGCGACGAACATTGATGAAAACTATCAGCAGTTCATCCGGAATGGCCTCGCGCTCGAGATTGCACCAGGTGACGACTACAATCCGAACGCGATGCGGTATGTGCTGATTCCTGAATAGGGACGGATGAATCGAATAGTCTTGTTCTCTGGTCGCATGTCAGCGCCGTTTGTTCCGGCTCCGCGTGTCTATACTGGTAATATGTGCGGGGTGCGCGTAGCTGGCTTACCGCCGGTCACTGGCGGGGCGGCCGATCCGTCGCTAGTGCTGTCTTGGTTCTACGACCGCTATCCGGCAGTCAACCAAGCGCAAATACGCACGGCGTGGCAGCCGTGTCCAGACGTGCTGCTGTCGTGGCCGGACTCGCGCGGATGGGGCTTAACGGCTGCGGAATTCGGCATGGAGTGCCAAGCGCTGATCGGCTACGGATTCAGGCCGTGTGTGATGCTGTCCTCAAAGGACTACGATCCAACCGACGATTTCGCCGGCATCATGGCGAACATTCAGCCGGTGCTGCCGTACCTCGTCAACGTCGTCCCTCGCGTGTGCATTGGTTGGGAGCTGTCGCTGTGGATGTCACCCGAAACCTGCCAGCGTTTGATCGACGCGCTCGCGCCAACATTCAACGCTTACGGCTGCAAAGTCTACGTCCACTTTCAGCCCGGCTATTTCGCCTATCAACCAAACGGCCAAACGACCAGCTACTTCTGGCAACAGAACGTCGGCAAACTGACGGGCATCCTGCGTCAGCGCAATCCAGACGACGACAACGGTGACATGGGGGCATACCAGGCGCGCGTGAAGGACTGCCTTGATCGCTTCGCTGGCGGCTACGGCTTTCCATCGGATTCAGGCTTCGGCCATCCGTTCGATGACATTGAGCTCGAGATTACCGCGTCGGAACAATTCAACGGATCAATGGACGAATCCACAGGTAACGCATGGGGCCGAGCTGCGCTCGAAACTCCGCCGTCTGGCAACGTGCGGGTCATGGGCAGCGGCAACGGACAGTGATGTCTGCTAAAGACGTGGCGCTCTGGTTGACGCTTGCGAGCATGATCTTGACCGCTGGCATATGGCTCGGCAGGTTACAGCAACAGGTATCAGACATACGCGCGGAGCAGGAATATTTACACGGCAAGATTCACGTTCCGGATCGGAAGGAGTAGCCACAATGACGTGGGACAGAGAACCAGCATTGATCGTCGCATTTGTCCAAGCACTGATCACGCTTGCCGTCGTGTTCGGCGCTCACATCACGTCAGCGCAATCAACAGCGATCATCGGCGTAGTGATCGCTGCGTTAGCTGTTGTTGGTGGGCTCGTGACGCGCTCTCAGGTCACTCCCACATCAGGAGCGACCAGTCCTCCGGCCGTCGACTTGACCAAAGTCGGAAAGGTGTAGGCGCATGAAATACATTCTCTCGCTCGCACTCGTCGTCACGCTCGCCGGTTGTTCAGCGCCGGTCACAATTACCACGCCGCAAGGTCAGACAGCGTATCGCGCGGATCAAGTCGTGGTCCGCGTCAACGAATTGCAGAATGCCGCCATCGCCGCGAACCAGGCGACACCGAAAGTGCTGGACGATGCGACGGCTCGGATTCTCGTGCAGTTCTGTGTGGCGGCCGATCAAACGCTCGCGGCAACGCCGGCTGGCTGGCAGACAACCGTCAAAACGGCGTGGGCATCTACGAAAGCGCAGTTGCCGACAATCACCAATCCAACCGTCTCTGCGGCGATTGCGGCGGTTGATGCCTTAATGGGAGCCTTACAGTGAATCCGAATCTGTTGCTGATTCTGTTACAGGAAGTCGGTATTCCAGAACTCACGGCGTGGTTGCAGTCGCGCGGTTCAGCGCCGCTCACGGATGCCGACGTGATCAAGAAGCTCGCAACCGATACGGCTATCGGCGAGCAGATCGGTCAGGCGTGGCTGGCGGCGCACCCTGTGACGCCTCCGGCATCTTCGTAGCCTCAGTGATCATTCGATTCGAGCACGACGCGCAGATCGTGTGTGACGCCGGATAGTGTCCCTCGCGTACGACTCGTTTGCACCACGCGCACACAATGGCGAGATTCGCGTGTGCGCCAAATTCATCGCGCGCGTTCTGCGCTGCGACCTGGAAGAAATCCATGATGGCTAGTCCTTTCCTTCTGCGTCAGTTCCGGATGAGGCATTTACCAGCCAATCGTCGCTAGGGCATGCAGGATTGGCAACCGGTCGACTGGATTCTCGCCTGTGTTCGGACGTCGTGGGATGCCATCGACGAGCCCGTATTCGTCTTCTGAGAGGCGATAGGTCAGCAGGCCAGCCGGCGACTCGACGCAGAGCAAAAGCGAAAATGAGGCGTTCGGCGTTTTTGGCGCTGTGACGTACGCCGGCCAGGTCCGCGCGAAGATGCGACCTGACAGCAGCTCGCGGGTCATAGCCTTCTTGGTGGCTTCACGGCTCGCGTGGGCTCGAGCGGTGGCTGATACGGTGCTGCCTTTGGTGCGCATGAACCCTCCAGAATTTCGCAGCCGCGGATCGCGTTCTCAAATAACTGCGCGGAGAGGAATCGTCGCCAGCTTCCCAGGCTAACGGCGAACGCAGCATGACCGCGCGACCCGCAGCGCGAGCGATCACATCATCAATCGCGGTGTGCGCGCAAGTGTGCGGAAGCGCCCACTGAGAAAAAGCAAAGTGTGCGGTTGCGCCCCACCGGATGCCCCACCACCCCCCTCCGGGGGCTTGCCAATTCTGCGAGAGGATGATAAACTCACCGGTGAGTTTATCATCCTCTCGCAGAAT